CAACGATTGCAGGTGCTAATGTATCTACTATTCAAGGTGTTACATTATTCCACGCATAAGGATAATTTATGGCAACATCAGGAACAGCAACATTTAATTTAACAGTTAATGATGTTATACAAGAAGCGTATGATAGAATAGGAGGTGATCCTATTTTAGGATACGATGTACGTTCTGCTAGACGTAGTTTAAATATTATGTTTAGTGATTGGGCTAATCGTGGTTATAATCAATGGACAGTTGAATTAAAAGATTTATCATTAACTCAAGGTACTAATACTTATGTACTTGATTATGATACAATAGATATTATTAATGCAAATATTTTAGATGGAAGCACTGAATATTCAATGACACGTTTAGGTGTTAATGATTATGCTGCTATATCAAATAAAACTTCTCAATCTAGACCAACTCAATTTTATTTACAAAGATTAAATACTCCACAAGTTTTAATTTATCCAACACCTGATCAAGCTTACACATTAAGATATTATAGAATGAGAAAGATACAAGATATTACAGCTTCTACTGTTAATGGAGTAGAACAAAATATTGATATACCATTTAGAGCTTTTGAATGTATGTGTGCAGGTCTTGCTTATTATTTATCTAAAAAAAGAACTGGTATAGATCAAGCAACTAGAGCTGAATTAAAATTAGATTATGAACAAGCGTATGAAAGATTAATAGCAGGAGATGACTCACCATCTACTAGAATATTACCTAGTACGAGTTATTATAATTAATGGCTAGATTTGCAGATAGAAGTAATAAACCTCATAGAGCACCACATACTAAATTTTCTGGTGGTAAATATGCTTTAGCTATATCTGATCGTTCTGGTTTAGAATTTCCATATAATGAAATGGTATTTGAATGGAATGGAAGTTTTGTTCATATATCAGAATTTGAAAAGAAACAACCACAATTAGATTTAACATATTTTACAGATGCTGAATCTTTAGAAAATGCAAGACCACAAGCTAATTTATCAGCTACTGGAGGTGTTCCAAATCAAATTACTGTAATATATCCTTCTACATCAGGATCTATTTCTAATGTTGGTGTCGCACAAGCAAGCACAAATTTGTTACAAACTGCTTTAGGAAGTGTTACAGTGTCTACATGACAAATCAAAAAAAATTAGGAGTTATGATCGCAACTCCTTGTTATGGCGGTCAATTAACAGAATCATATCTACATGGTATTTTAAATGCTATAACTGAAGCTAATAAAAAAGGAATACAATTACATTTAAATACTATGGGTAATGAAAGTTTAATTACTAGAGCTAGAAATACTTTAGTAAGTCAATTTTTAGATGCTGATAAAAAAGATCCAAATAAATTTACACATTTAATGTTTATAGATAGTGATATAGGTTTTGGTGGGGAAGCTATAATGAGATTATTAGAAAGTGATTATGACGTAGCTTGTGGAATATATCCTAGAAAATCAGTAGATTGGAATACTGTTAAATCTCATGCAGAAAAAGGTGATTTAGAAAATTTAGAACAAAAAGCTTTAGGATATAATTTAAATTTTGCAAATCCTTTAAATATAGAAGTTAAAAATGGATTTACTGAAGTATTAGACGCAGCAACTGGTTTTATGTGTATTAAAAAAGAAGTATTTTATAAAATGATTGAAGCTTATCCTAATCTTAAATATACTTCTGATCAAATAATAAATAATGAAAGATTTAGTAGTGACAATTGTTATGCATTTTTTGACTGTATTATTGATGAAAAAAGTAATAGATATTTATCAGAAGATTATGCTTTTTGCAGATTATGGCAAAAAATCGGTGGAAAGATATATGCTGATTTACATAGTCCTCTTACGCATTATGGCACATATGCATTTAGAGGTCATGTATGGACTAAGTTTAAAATTGAAGGAGTAGAAAACAATGCCAATGACGTACAGCAGCCTAAAGAATGATATTCAAGTTTGGGCAGAAAATACAGGAACTGATTTTACAGCACAATTAGATACCTTTATTGGTAATACTCAACAAAAATTATCTAGAGAAATTGATCCTACAGGTTTTAATGAAAATGTAACTTCATCTACTTCTATAGGAGATAGGTTTGTAACACTTCCATCAGCAATTGAACCTATGCTTTTAAATTATTTAAATATAATAGACAGCTCTGGTAATAGAGTATTTTTAGAAATCAAGCCATTAGAGTATTTACAAGAGTATTGGCCTGATGCTTCTTTAACTGGTCAACCTAGGTATTTTGCTAATTTTGATGATACTACACTATATTTAGCTCCAACACCAGATGCTGTATATACTATGGAGTTAGGCTATCAAGGTAGAATTAATCCATTATCTAATACTAACACTACTAATTGGTATACTGAAAATGCTTCTGACGCTTTATTATATGGTTGTTTATCTGAAGCAAATCTCTTTACAAAGAACATGGAAGACTATAATATATACAAACAAAAGTATGTCGAAAGTGTGGCTGCTATTAATAACGAAGCTCGTAGAAACAGAAGAACTGACTACAAGTTTCCAGGTAGTCCACTAGGCGAAAACACATTAACTGGAGGACAATAAATATGGCAATAGAACAAGCGATAACAGTGTCGTTTAAACAAGACTTAATGTCGCCTGGTGCAAACTTAGAATCAGCTACATTAAAGTGCGCACTTTATGACAACACTGCAACTTTAAACCAAAATACTGCAACGTATATTACTGCAAATGAAATTTCAGATAGTGGTACTAATTATACAATTGGCGGTGCAACATTAACTGGTGTTACTATCTCTACAGATGGTACTACTGCAATTTTTGATGCTGATAACGTTTCTTTTGCAAACGCAACTATTTCAGCTCAAGCTGCATTAATTTATAATTTTACTAATGCAAATGCATCAATCGCTGTATTAGATTTTGGTGGAGTAAAAACATCTACTAACGGTACATTTGAGTTACAGTTTCCTAACGCTGACGCTACTAACGGTTTAATAAGAATAGCATAAGGAGATAATTCCTTATGTCTACACCATGGAGTAGTGGTAATTGGAATTTTGGAACATGGAATGACTCTGCGGGTGGCGCAGTCATTAGTGGACAAAGTGTAACTACTTCTCTTGGAAATACATCTGTTTTTTCAGAATTAAGAACTGGTTGGGGAAGACAAACTTGGAGCTCTTTTGAGTGGAATACAGGACCCGATGCTTTTATTCCATTAACAGGAAATCAAATTAATTCTGCAAATGGTGATCCTACAATTGTTGCATCTTCATTATCTAATATTATAGGTGAACAATCAAACATAAATGATGGTAGTTTTATTGTTATAGGTAATTCATTATTTAATGTTATAGGAGAAGAAATAACTATTTCTGTAAATGATATAGTAATTGGTGAAGGAACCAGTGTTACAATATCCGGTCAACAATTATCTATTAATTTAAATGCAGGTTTAGGTTGGAGTAGAGATGAATGGAATGAAGGTGCATGGAATGAAGATTTAACAGGAATAGTATCTGGTTCTGGTGTAGTATTTATAGAAGATGGACAAGGATTAACTGCATCAGTAAATAATGTAGCAGTAGTAGGTAACGCACCTATTGTAATTAGTGGAGAAGATTTAACTGTTTCTAAAGGAAATGTTACATTAAGTACAAATAATTTTATATCAATTAATGGAGAGCCTTTAGTTGCCGCAACAGTAGATAGTTTTGCTGTAGCTGCAGGAGGATCTATAACTATAAATACTCCTACTTTTGAAGCTAATGTAGAAGTATCAAATATCAATGTAGGTAGTGCTGCATTTACAAGTATTACTGGTCAAGAATTAATTGTTAATTTAGGTAATGTTTCTACAACTTCTGAAAACTTTATTTCTATTACAGGAGAAGAATTAACTACAACTGTTAATACTATTACTTTAAGTACAGATCAAATATTAACACTTACTGGAAATGGAGTAACTATTAGCTCTGCAAGTATAGTACCTAATAGTGAGAACTTTATATCTATTGAAGGAAATCAAGCTAATTCTAATGTTACATCTCTTAAATTTTGGGATCCAATTACAGGAAATATTACTGAAACTTGGACTAATATTCACTAGACAAATGATGTCAAATATATATTATTTACATTATTTAAAATATGGAGTATAAAAAATTATGCCATCAAGTTATACATCGAGATTAAAATTAGAGAGACAAGCTTCTGGAGAAAATTCAGGAACTTGGGGTGATTTAGTTAATTATGTTTTTAATAGAATTGATTCATCAGTAAAAGGTTATCAATCAGTTGACGTTGCAGGTTCTGCTAATGTTACTTTAACTTCAAACAATTCAACATCTAACACAGATGATTCATCAACAGATGACCAAGTACATAATGCAATATTAGAATTTACTGGTGCATTAACAGGAGATATTAATGTATTTACTGATGCAGTAGAAACTAAATATATTGTATTCAATAATACAACTGGTTCACAAACTTTAACTTTTGGTCCAACAGGTGGAACTGGTGTAACTCTTAAACAAGGTGCTAAAACTATAGTATATACAGATGGAACTACTATGGTTGATGTAATGGCTGATTTAGGTGATATAGCTATGACATCTGTAACTTCTTCAGGGAATGTTGCTGGTACAAATATTAATGGTTCAGCAGTAATTTCTACTGGAAATGTTGCTGGTACAAATTTAAATGCTACTGCTAATGTAATTTCTATTGCAGGATCAGCTCCTAATGTTGCTTCAACAACAGCTAATGCTGATATTCTTTTATCGCCTAATGGAGTTGCTGGAAGAGTTACATTTAATGGTGGTGGTAAAATTCAACAAACAGCTGAAAAAATTACAAACTCAGCTACTGCTGCAACAGGAACAGTTAACTACGATGTAATTACACAAGCAGTATTAAATTATACTACAGATGCTTCAGGTAACTGGACATTAAATATTAGAGGTGAT